CTTTTAAACGTGCATCAGTAAATGGCGTGCCGTCTTTATCAAAGTACACCTCTGCCTCGCGGTTAATACGTGGGAAGAAGTCGTTTACAAACACCTCTTGTGACATTTTATTCAATCGAATAGCCAACTCTTTGCGCTTGCCTTTACCAGTGAAGCCTTCCTCTTCTATTTGCCGCTTCACGTTTGCAGCCTCAGGGTGACGCTTCCACGCATTAGAAGCCATGTGCTCGCTCCATTGTTGAGGAAAGTTCCATGTTTCTAATTTTGAGGTATTACCGCCCACCTCATTGCGTCTAAGTCTTAACGCTTCGGTTAACTCACGATGTAGTTTTGCCGCTTCGATTATTTCGGGTGATATTCCCTCTGTTTTGCCATAAACAGCATCAACAAATGTTCGTCTATTTGTCGCGTTCTCAACCGTCCAAGCCTTTTCTGTGCCTATAACCTCATAAATCTTAGACAAGGTACGGCTTGCATCAGCCATAATACCCAGTGTCTTCATATCAATAGACTGATATTTTGTTTTTGAATCTGAAAAATAGAACATCATGCGAAGCAAAGCCTCGCCACCTGAACCAAAACTATCTTTATGTGCTGTGACAAAATCGAAAGTACGTTGCATTGCATTGGCTTGTAAGAATGTTTGATAATCCTTAACGGCCTGCTCTGTCTTTAGGCGATTGCTAACTTTATCTGCCGCCATTTGTACGGACTCTGCATAAGCCGCGCCTTGTTTTGCTTGCTCAAGGTATTCTCGCGTAAATTGTTTTTGCAGTAGTGTAACTTCGTCTTTTGATAATTTTCGGCCATTAACCGTAGTATCTAAACTAGCAAAACATTTATCAAACATTATTGACCGCTCCTAAGCATACAAGATGCAAGATTTTTAACAGTATCGCCCAAGTCTTCGGCTTCTTTCATTTTAGCAGCATTTGCCGCCCTAAATTCTTTCATTGTTATTTCTTTGCCTGTTTCAATATCAATCACTTTCACGTCATCAGGAACGGTATCCATAACGTGCTTTCCTTTCTCCCCAAAAGCAAAATCGTCCATTTCCTTTGCATTCTCAAACATTAGTTTTGCTTTGGGTAGATTATCTGACACTTTATAATCTTGGCCTAATGGCTCGTTAGCAAGTTCTCTATCCAGTGGCGTTAATTCCTCATCAAACAACCTCATTTTTTCGGCTAACTGTGCAATTTGTTTTGGGTCTTCCACTGTTTCGGCACGTTGAAATATTGCATCATTAGGGTGAGCTTTATTTAACAAAACTTGCTCGGCATGGTCTAGTGCATCATAGTGATCTTGTAAGTTTTTTGGGCGACCTGTTGCAGAGTCAGCGCGAATCAAGTGCATATTATTAAGCAATGCCGCATCAACAACATCAGTTGTTAATTTCGCCCTAGCTTGCAAAATAGCTCTTTCGTCGCCTTTATTGATAATATCAACCAATTGACGCAATGGACTATCTAGCGGCTCATCTATTGCGTTAAGCCTATCCTCAATAGAACGTGAATCCTTAAGCCTTTGGTTTATCCTTGATATATTCCCCTCGGCTGCTTTTGCCGTCTCATACGCGCTTAATTGAGTGCCTATAGCGTCAATTTGTGATTGTAATTTGTCTTTTTGAGACTGTACGGTTTTACGCGCAACGTCTCGCTCGTTTTGTTCTAATGCTTGCGCCTGTCTAATAGCTTCACGCGCTTTTAGTTTTGGATTTTCTCGTTGTAATAACTGGCGATACTCAAGCACGCGGCCAGCATTTACGGGAGCATCTTCGTCTACTATTCTTGCTAATTGGTACTCTAATTCGTGCAATTCGGTTTTTAATTGTTTTTGTTCGCCACGCCTAAAAGGCAATGTATTTTTAATTTCTTCTAATTGGGCGAGTTTTGAATTGATAGCATTTTCAATTTGCTGTGTTGCGCTTTGATATGGTATAGGGGCTTCAACTTGTGCAACGTCTGCACCTGTAATTTGTTCTTGTGGCTCAATTAGGCTTCTTGCTGCTGCGCGTGTATCGCGCCATCTTGCTAAACCACCAAAGGCTAAACCTAGTACAACGTCCGTACCGATTGCGCGAGGGTCTGCCCAATTAACATGGGCGGCCTCTTCATCATAACCATAGTTTTTTAGTATTTTAGATTCAGAATAACGCGCAACACCACCCAAAACTACATTAGAACCTACCGCATAACCTAATCGCTGCGCTGTTGCGGATAACGCACCGCTACCACGCAACAAAGGTATAGAGAACGGCAAGGATACACCAATAGCAGAAATACCACCCCTAACACCGCCAATCGCTAAAGCCGCATCTATTGGCTTTCCCTCTGCAACCATTTGTGCAGCATCAGGCATTGATATATTAATAGCAGTGGCTGCGGCTGCCCGACTAATACCACCCCCTGCTAAACCACCTAACGTAGAACCGACAACATCACCAAAACCATACAGTACTTGGTCAACATATCCTAAATCTTCGCTTCTTGATTTTGCCCAGTATTCTTGTTGGTTTTGTAATTGCTCAAAAACTAAATCCCCTGATTCTTCGCTAATTAAATTAGCAATACCACCCACGCCTAATGTTAATGCCTGCGCTGTTCTAACAGCCGCGCCATGATAAATACCTCTAAACCCTGCTGACCAAGAATCCGAAGTCACCAATGGTGTGCTAGTATCCTGCCCGTTCATTAACTCGACATTGGTTAAGCTATTAAATTGTTGTGGTGCTAATTCGTGTAATGTACTCATTTAATAAACACCTGATATGGCTGCCGTGTTTTTGGGTCTATTTGCAACTCACCGTTTAAACGCAAGTAATAACCACCATTTTTAAACGGCACAAGCCTTGCATTATCTGTAATAAATTCCTTTTTGTCGTCTGCTAATGCGCTATTTTTTAACACATCTCTAATAGCAACGTCTGCTTTATCACCAAACTTGCCCTCGTCCATACCGTAAGGCGGTATTGTTATTAATCCATTGTATTTAACCACGCCACCCGTTGCCACATTTACCGCCATATCAAATACATCATTATCTATGTCTTGTGCAGAGATTCCTTTTTGTGATGCCATGTACATATACACAGCCATGATGTTGTCATGGTACACCGCCTTTAATTCGGGGTTATCATAAAAAAACATACCGCCAAACTTTTCATCTAAATCTTTATTAAATGCCGTATAAAAATCCTTAGATGGGTTCATGGCTTTTAGTGTCTCTTTGTTTTGAATAATCTGAAAACCACGCGCCAACATAGAAGCAACGGGTTTGCCCGATTGTGTTTTGTTCCCCTCTACCGCGTGAAGCGCAATAGAGGCCAAACGCTTATCATTAACCCCTATTTGTCGAATTGTGGCCATCGCTGCATCTTTGCCGCCTACAGACACAATTGAGCCTAAAAACTCCGCTTGTTTGTCGGGGTTTAGAGTAGTAATAAATCTGTTTAAATCCTCTACCTGACTTTTACGAATAAGTGGGGCAGGGATACCAGTACGCGCATAAATAGCATCAGCGATTTTTTTATTCTCTGCCATTTGTGGGGCTATCGGCTTGTTAAAATCAATAATTGGGTGCGCTTTACCTGTTCTCATTTCATCATACGCCCAAACATCATCCATAATCGCCTTAGCGTTTCTTTCGTAAGCTCCTGCTAATACTTTGTATTTGTCTTGCAATATAGCCGATTTTTGCGGGTCTGATTCATTAGCAATAGCAGCCTTTGCGCCAATAACTAAATCTGCTTGCTTTTGAATTGTAGAATTAGACATTTTGCGAATATCGGTATAAGAAGATAACGCACCTTGCATTGCCTTAGCTATCGGGTCACTTCCTTTGCCAATAATATTTGCTTGTTTCAATATATCGGGTGCAACATCTTCGCCACCTAATAACGTATCAATAATAAAACGGGCTTGCTCGTTTCGTTGTTGCTCTGCCTCTCTGCGCCTTGCTTTTTCGTCCGCGTCCATCTTATTTAACTTTTGCTCTGTTGAGCTAATTAATGCGCGTCTTCCTTCGCGGGTTAAATCAGCAACATTATTAACGTCTCTTAAATTCTCGCGTAGTGCTTTTAATTGTCCGTATGAGTTTGTATTCTCAATAATAAATGCCTTGTTTTCAAACCAAGCTTTCTCTTTAAAATCCTGCACCATCTTAGCCTTAGTAACATCATTAACCCCTGCCTTAGGTGCGGCAAAGTTAATATAAGCCTCGTATTGTGTAATGGCATCATTAGGGTTTTTAACAGCCATACGAGAATATGACTCACCAATTTGATAAATACCTTTTGCAAAATCTTCGCTTACTAGCTTTGATTGTTGGTCTCTTACATCAGATAAAGCCTTTAAGCCAAAAATAGGTAAATTAGGTTCTATTTGTTTTTTAGTAATATCATCGTATTCTGTAAGCCTGCCTTTTACCCACTCATCAGAACGTTTTTTATATACGTCAGTTGCATCTTCAACATTAATTACACCACCGCGTACATCATTAAACACTTCAGTTTTTAGGGTGTCTTGATGGTCTCCGTACTCAGCATAAAACTGTGCGCTTCGGTTACGTGTCAGTGCGTCCCGTTCTTCTTGTGCCACTTGCAATAGATGGCCTGTAATTTGCTCAGTGACTTTTGCAACACTCTCTACACCCTGCGATATACCGACGGTATTTTGAGCTTGCAAAGGCTGCCCAATGAATCCGCTTTCGTTTGATGGTATTGTTAATCTCATGCAAATAACCCCTTCTTTTTAGCGGATGCCATATTAGACGCGCCACCTGCCACCGTACTAGCAATATTAAGTGCAGTGTTAATCAATGTTTGTTTTTTAGATGTTTTGGCAATATCTGCGTTATATTGATGTTGTATAGCTGCAACCCTACCTTCCAACATGGCAGACATAGCGGCAGTTTGGCTGTTCTGTACAATCTCGTTAAGAATAACCGCGCCTGTGCCTGAATTAAAATCAAATCCTTCTGTGGCCAGTTGCGTCCTAGCTGTCCCCTCAACCTTTCGGCCTCGTTCTAGCAAAACATCGCGGTTAAGTTCACCCTGTTTTTGTGCTTGGAATGCTGCAAACTCTTCTTGTGTTTTTTGTCTATCAAACGAGGCGTATTGCTCATATCCGCTAAGTATGCTTCCTGCAACATTTAAACCTGTTGAGGCCGCCATCATTGCCGCTAATGGAATCATAAACACCTCTTAATTATTAACATCTATCACACGAACAGCCGACAACAAACAAAAAGACCCAATTGAATTTTGAGTTATCGTAATATCCTTACCATCTACTTCGATAGTATAAGAATCTATTACTTTAACCCCTGTAAACATAGGTAATGGCTCATCTAAAACCGTAGTACCAAACTCTAAAAACTCTACAGGGGAATCATTAACAATTGCACTTTGAGTCTCTAAAAACTGCAAAGCAATACGGTTGATGTTTTGATTGTACCCTAGTATTGCGTTAGGGTTAGCAAATTGTACAGGGAGTAGCGTAATTTCTGGATAAAACGCATGGCCTGTTGAGATATACTCGTAACTATTGGGTAGCGTAATAAGACCACCTGCACTTGCTGTTAATTGTCCTAAATTAATACCATCTGCAATAACATCAAGCGTTTTGTAAGCATTTCGCGCATCAGCAATTGCGCTAGTAGGAGTGCCTGTATAATCAAAGTCTATTTGAAAATCCATGACATATTCAAAATCCAATAGCTCAATATATGGGTCGGAATATCTCATAGCAACCGCCCATACCTCATCTTTGCCATCATGTGGTATCACGCAAACATTTTTATACTCACCATTTGTCTCATGTCGTGCAAAAGCAATAATCTGTTCTTGTTGATAATAGGTACAGGTAATCATTGAGCCGTCTGATAAGACAAAATAAATAACAGAGTAAGGCTCTTGTGAAAAAGCCATATCAACAATCACGGTATTATTGTCTAAAAGATGATTACAAATAATAGTTATCTCGGTATCAAAATACCCATAACTTGACGCATCATATTTGATGTTGACTATTTTTTTATCGTTACGCTGCACAAATACTAACGAGTTATCCGCAAAAATAGGTGCAAGATTGTTACAACCCCTAGACGATTGTACGCGCTTCTGTACGTTTGTTGGCGTTAGCGGTTCGCCATTACCCCCATTTAACGAGATAACACTATCATAAGTAAACGCTAACAACGTTTTATCAGACACTAAACTAACAAGCTGCTCATTACGTCCCGATGATAAATCAAAACTAAACCCATCATTATCTGTTGTGCCTAATTTAAAATTCTTTTGTTCACCTGATTTAGAAGCCCAGATGGTAGATGGCAGATTAGTCAAACCTCCAAATACCAACCGCCCTTCAAAAAAGGTAACCGCTTTCGGGTACCCATAATCACCACTAAATACAAATGATTCTAATGTCCAAGCTCCTGCGGCTGGTGCATCGGTCGTGCTAATCTTTGTTTCCACAATACGAACACTGACAACGGTCGAACTTGTGTATGCTGTAATTTGATAAACCGCATCGGGTGTCACAATATAGCGGCCAACATCAAGCGCTCTAAATGTGGCCGCTGCCGCTGTACAAGTGGTACTCTTAGAGGTGGCAAATGGAATAGACAATGATGCTTGGGGACTGTCTAATAAACGCCATGTTTTTACGGGGTAAGTGGTAGTGATTGGGGTAATAATGTTTGATACATCCGCTACCGTAGTCGATACAATATTTGTGATTGTAACCAATGAGCCATCATCAAACCTAACTTGACGACCAACATCACTTGCAAGCCATCCGCCAAATACTGCGCTACCCAATGTTATTTGATTGGCACTATAAGCAAGCGTCTCATCGCAGAAACCAGATGTCTTAAATTCACCCTCAATCAAAGGCGGTACGACAAAATCAAAATCCTTAGTAACCCAATTAGTATCACTGATTCTTTTGATATATTTAACATTATAAATCCCTGTCACAATAATCAATGTGTCTGCTATTTGTATATATTTAAAATTCTCTAAAGCAGTCGGATTTATCGAAAAACCACTTAAATAATAAGGCGAGCCGCCACTCAACAAAACAGCTTTATTCTTATAAAAATAGACTCCTGCACCATCAAACATTAACACATAACTGGTATTGCTATCCAACACAAAGGGGACTAAACGATAATTACCATAACCCACCGAAAAATTATCACCAATCGCCATGCTGCCAGCTCGCTTTAACAAACCACCTTGAATTATTGGTAAACAATTTTTAACTGTTTTTGCTCCATTATTATATCGGGCATAATCAAAACGCCCGTACATTGAGGGGCTTAATTCGCCTGCTGTGAAGTTAGTCTGTATTGTATTTATTTTGGACATTATGAGAACCTCGCATTGCTAATTTCTCCGCCTGCAATCTGTCTAACCACGCCTTGTTGGCCATCTGACCATCTCGCACGCCTTAGACGTTTATCATATTCGCCCTGAAAATAGGCAGTAAGTGAAGCATTGCGCGTTAATGTGTAGCATATTTCTAAAGCCAAAGCATAGATAACAACATCTACCAACCCTGCATCCCATGTCTCAATAACATCATTAGCAAACAGATAGCGCAAATAAACGACTGACTGATTGCAGAGTATTGTTTGCCCCTCAATATGATGTTCTATTGGGTAATCATCGGCATCAATTCCAATAACTCGCAAGCAATCACTTGGTATCTGATATGCGTATGAATATCCAAAAGTAGGGGCTAACGACAAAGGACTAAGAACTACGCGCTTGGTGCAACTATCCCAAAAATGCGCCCTCATAACTGACTGATAAACGCGCTCAAAGTTACGGCTAACAAGCCTAGCCCGTGGTGTATTATCTGTTAAAGCATTAATCGGCTCAGCTCCGACTAACATCAATGCTTGGCTGCATATATCAACTGCGCTTGTCATAAATCACCTATAAAAAAGGGGCATTTCTGCCCCTTAGTTTAGCCTATCTTTTTTATGTTTGCACATAAGCAAGATGTAATGTTAGAACCTGACCTGCGGCCAATACCGCACCTGCAACAGTTGAAACAATATTAGTATCAGCCGTGTAGATATGTGTTGCACCCGAAGCATTTGCAGCCTCAGGAACAGCACTACCAGCACTAGCAACTGATGTTGCAGCTAAGAAACGTGCAGCCGCGCCACTATCACCTAAATTAATAGTTGAAGAAGCAGTGCCTGCGGCAAAGTAGATTTTACTCATATTACCAATAACACGTGCGCCTTTTGGCAGTTGACACCAAGTGATAGTGTCGGCAATTGCTAACGTGCCGACGGGTACAGTATATGTACTCATAATATACTGTACTTTGCCTTGTGCGCTTGATGCGTTAGATTTTGAACTAGCCGCGCCAAGTGCTGCGGCTCGAACAGAGGCGTTATAATTAGCCATGATTTATCCCCTATTAAGTTGAAACTGCAATCTGTACAACGCCTTCATCTTCGGCACGCGCACAACCATAAGAAGCTGTAGCACAAACTTGCCAAGATTGCTTAGTAGGCAACCAATCAATAGCACTAGACACGTCTTGACCAACGCCCCACTTAACAGACTTAGGCGCATAAGCATATACAAAGGTATCGGAGCTTGAGCCAGTCTCAAAATTAGTGGTTGGCAAGATAACAAACTTAAAGCCCATGTAAGTATTGATTGTGCCATTTACCAGTGCTTTGATTGCATTGTAATCGGAACTTGTGACAGTGGTATCACCCAACAAATTATCAATGTCTTTGGCGCGGCAAACTAAAATGTAAGCAGGTGGATTAATGTCCATACCTGCCATATTAGTACCCATCATACTAAAGAAGTCGGTATCGTCCATTTGTGCATCGTCTAACAACAACTTAGCTTGACGCAATTTGGCCAATGTTAAACCAGTGCCGCCCACTGCGATTTTTTGACCTGCACCTAATGCACTTGTACCCGAATCAGTACGAACCGAAGCGCCCAATGCTTGAACGATTAAAGAATCTTTATCGCGGTTTACTGCACTAATCAAGTTTTGTGTATAGCTGTTTGTTGGCTCAATTAAGAGTTTTAACTTGTCGAACTTGTCGATTAAGTCTGCGCTGTACACGTCTACCATGTCACCATAGCGACGGTCATTTTCTAGGTTTTGATAGTTTAAATCGGCATGCCGTGGCTTATTGCGTACACTGCCACCTTTCGCTAAACGGTCAATAACAAAAGATGCGCCAACAATTAAACCTGACTGACGGGTAACGAATCGCTCTAAGCGAGAAACTTTTTGCTGTGCAAGAATGTGAAACGTATCACTGTATTGCTGCACAAAAGCATTTGAAATATAAGTGGACATAAAGCCCTCCTAACAAAATAAAAAAGATGATTTCTCAGCTTCTCAAGTTGTCAGCAGAGCTGGCTTGATTCTACTGTCTAAAAGCGTTTTGGTAGTGTGATTGTATTCTAGCCATAACGCTTTTGTGGTTGACGTGGTGCGGATTTAAATAAGCCTCGGAAGTCATAAGCGTTCTCAGGTCTTCGCTTTGTATGATTGCCGATTGATTAGCTGGCCTATCTTCCCCTAGCTCTCCGCCTATTTTAGCCAATAGTTTGATTACTTCGGGGTTATTACCTAGCACGTCTGTATTAACATCATACGCCTTGGCTGCTTTCTGTGCAAGACTCAGATTCTTATTAAAATCCTGTTCATTATTCCATGTTTCGCGTAGTGCGGCCTCCGCTTTTGCAGATGTCATTTCTAATTCACCGCGCATCTCTTTAACAGAGCTGATAATGTTCTCAAGCACTCCTTGCGCCTGTGCATTATTAAGCCCCATCTTTAAGGCTTCGGCTTTAAAATCTGCAAAATCTTCGTCTTTTGTGCCTTCGGGCAAGGTTAGTTTGTACCCTGCCGCGTCTGTAGGCGGTGCATCACCGCTACCCATACGCTTTTCTAAATGCAAATAAGACTGCACCAAAGCATCATTATTTACATTGCCGTCTTTGATAAATTTTGACGGCACATTATCGCGCCAGTCATTAAACTTTTGCGGTGTATCCGTGGGTTGCGAACCCAATAAATTATCCGTATGTTGTGGTGCATCAGTTGTTTGAGCTTGTGAGTCTGTAGGTTGTGGAGCTTGTCCGCCTAATAAGTCACTCATTTATAGATTCCTCTTTGTTTGTAATTGCTACCGATTTAAAAATAAAACTAACAACTTCTCTACGACCTGCGTTAAATGCGGTCTGTCTGTCTCCGTCATTGCCGCCTTGTACAAATATCTGACCATCATAAAACCGCGCAGCCAAATATTCCAACACTTGAACACCATCGGGATTTAAAACAAAAACACGATGCGCCAATTCTCTAAATTCTTCAGGTTTTAACATTATTGCACCATCTTTTTAGCGACTTCGGGCATAGCTGCTGCTGTCATCTCTTGATTCTGTGCGTTCTGTTGCGCTTTTTGCTGTGCTTTCGCCCTGTCTTCCCGTGTTTTTTTCACTTGTTCAGGCTTAAACAACAAAGACTGACGCACACCCAAAAGCCAAGACTTCTCGCGCTTGGCTTGGTCAAAATCATATAAATCTAATAAATCAGGTTTTAACTGTGACTGATTAAGCAAATCCGCCTCAAATCTATCCATGCCTACCACTTCGCTCATGCGTTGAGTTCGTGCTAATGGGGATACATAACGAATATTAAGAGACTTACCTTTGATTTCTTCGGGCGCAGGCGGTAACTTGCCATTTCTTAACAACAAACCAAATACGCGATAAACGACGGGCTGCAAAAATTCAGACTGAAAACGCCCAAAAATCGGGGCTAATATCTGACGCGCCATCTCCATGCGTACGTTAATTTCGGTTGCCGTCATTTGTGGATTTTGGGGTATCTGTAAGTTATCAACTAACAATGTTTTGCGTACTTGTGCGCGTAAATCCTGTAATTCTTGATAACCTAAATTAAAATTAGAAGGTGTCTGTAATGGTTTTAGGCTGTCTGTACTTGCTGCGATAACCACTTTTCTTGACCCAATTGTTATTGACGACGTATTCAATACCCCGTCATCACTCGCTATCCACATACCTCCAATGTTTATATCAGCATTATCTAAAATCATTTTAGCAATAGCGTTTAATGTTTTGATGTCTTCTAGCGCAAAATGCACCGCGCCAACCGCATAGGCTGTACCCGCAATAGACGACCAACGCGGAATCGCGCAAGGGAACTCTTCGTACCCTGACTCACGCAATAGCTTATTGCCGTCAAGCAAAATATGGCATGATTCAAACTTCATATTTTTAGCAAATTTTTTTGTGTTTGTATCATCGTCTTTATATTGTGATAACTCACGCGGTCTAATTGAGTGTAATACTCTTATATGCTTACCCTCTAAACACATTTTTTTTGTATCGTGTGGCAACTCATCGCCAAATTCTAAAATTGCTTGGTCGCCTGTTAGCGAATACTCTCTAAAAATTGAATCAACTAATCCGCCATCTTTTGATGATGACAAATAACATTGAGATGCGCCCCATTCGTTAAAATAGACGCCCTCATCGTAATAAATGTAAGGCACACACCAACCGATTGTTACCAACGTTAAAAGCGCATCAAACATAACACTGTCAAAATTGCCTTTATGTATCTCACCCCATATCGCGTCCGCCACTTCGTCAAGCCACGGGTGTCTAAATTCGGGGTCGTCTGATAAGTCTAAATCTAACCAACGCTGCGAACTCGGTGCAATACCGCCTAAAATCGTGCTTACTAAATGCCGCATACTATCTATAGCAGTGTTATCGTAAATCTTGCTTTTTTTAGTTGTTGTACCGCTAATTAAATCACTAGCAGATTGCGGAACTTGATTACTATTAACAAAACCCATGCCCCGAATTGGGTCAGTGTATTCAAAGCATTCACGCCACCGACTCTCTAGCGTCTGCCTGTCTGCTTTTGCTTTGCTAAAAATAGACAATATGCGGTTGATGTCTGTCATATCATTGACCCAGTAATGTTTTTTGCGAGTCGCTGCTTGATTGATAGCCACCTAACAAGCTACCTGTTCGCATTGATTGCTTACGCGCTAAGATTGCTTGCCCACCTTTCTTTTTGGCCTCTTCTTTTGCGTCCGCTTCAGCTTGAATAATTGCCGCTTGTGCTTGTTCCTGTTTTTTTGCTGCTTTGTCTGCTTGATAATCGCCTTCGGTTGCAGCTAGTGATGCGCCACCAGTGAATGGGGCTGCTATAAAACCGAACGCACGTCTTAAACTAAACCCCATCTTGCACCTCTACTAAATCCCAACCGTTAATTGTTAATACCCATATTAATTTTACAGGCTTTTCAGCCGTTTGTGTTTTTACTCTAGCCATATCGTCACCAATTCACAAAAGCATATAACAACAAAAAAGGGAAGCTTAACATCGCAACAATAGTATAGATTACAAAATAGTTTGGCTTCATTTATTGCGCCACTCTTTAAAAGACTGTTTAAGTTTTGGCAATGCAATAATTATCTGTATGACTGTATAAAGCAGTGTAGCCATAATTAGCCAGTCTTGCAATTGTACCCCTGCCAATGTTACACCAGTAACAATGACGGGCGGTGAAGTCTTAATTGCTGCCATGCTTAACCCATGCTCTATGTGTTGAGATGCGGTATTTGTTGTCATTTTTGGCTTAGTCCTTCGGGTTTAAGAATCGCAACTAAGCCCGTGATAATTTGAGCCGCGCCTGTGCCGTAATCTTTAGCTAAAATTGACGCTATGCCCGTAGCAATCAAACCAATACCTCCCCAACTACTAGGCTCTTTTAATCTGTCCATCATTGCACCCCATTTTTTTGATACATTTGTCTAACAATATAGCACAAGATAAATTTTAGGCAATAAAAAAGCCTATCTAAAAAGACAGGCTTATTTATTAACGAAGCAGAGTTGCATCTGAACTCGCTAGGTGAGTTTTTACATTATACACTATTTAAAGAAATAAAAAAGCCGCGTGTGCGGCATAAAGGGGCTTCCTGCCCTAGCGATATTCTTTAAGAGTTATCTTTAATGATTTCATCAATCATTGTTTTTGCATGATTGCGCATAAAAACGCGATTTAATTCTTTTTTGCGTGTTTCAAAATCAAAATCTAATTCTAACATTGATTGATTTAGACGTTGTAAAGATTCTACTGCCTTTATTTGCTCAAATGACAAAACATCGCGTAAGTTGTATTTATCATCAATGCCGTTTTCAGCTTTGTACTTCTTTGCAGGCAATCCCAAAACAATACGATAAATCATATCATAGTCATTGCTAAAAACATGAGGCGGTGATTCTTTGCCTAGTCTTGCTCTTGAATCCTGCAATGCTTTAGTCATTAACGGTGCTTCTAATCGTGCTTGTTGGCGCGATGCTTTGCGCTCATTTTCTAATAACTCTTTGTGTTCTAATTCTTGCCAACGGTCAATAATAGATGCTCGCATTGATGCGCTGTAACCACTAACTAAAATCAAAGTCTCGCGTTTTGGCAGATTAAACACTTCGTACTCTTTACCGCGAACAATTCTCACACCTGAAAAGTTAGGAGCGACAATTTTTAAATCATCAAGCATTTTGCGAATATCCGCCATAACATTATCATGGCGTTTGCTTGTTAATTCTGCAATCTCAAGGCTGGACATACTTGTAATAACAACACTTAACTTGCTCATTTTCTTAATCTCTAAAAACAAAAAAGCCAACTTACTTAATCAGGTGGTAAAGGGCTAAACGTAAAACCCCTACTGATATGCAAATTAGCTTTTTTGTTACGTTTAAATAATTGCTTGGTTCGCTACCACACTAGCAAGCAAAGTTATTGTATCACAGAATACTCTTTAATTGAAAGTGCATACCATCAGGTACACTCCACAACCCCCCCCAATCAAAACCCGCATCTGTAAAACAATGTACAAACACAATACTTAATGTCGGCTTTTTGCCGTAGCCGTTAGTTGCAGCATTAACATCTATTGCAACGCCCCATGAATGCAACGAGTGCGACTCAGGATTGCCGCGCTTGCCGCGAATGTTAAAACACCCATCCCACGTTTTAAGCTCACTCACCGCGCCTGTATTGATTAGATTTTGAAAAGCTAACGTCAAAGGCTTGACCATGTCTTTGTTGCAGTAAATACGCTTGGGGATTGCACCAACTTCTAACTCTTTCGGCACGTCCCACAAAACCATGTTTTTCTCAGTTTTCGGGTCACCATATTTTTTAAAACATTTAGCTGCTGTTAGCATAATCAAAACCTATTATTGTTAACAAAATTTCTTAACTGCGATTCGTGCGCTGGCTCAAACCATTTGCGCTCAGACAATCCGCGAATCAACAAAACAAAATTATCATCATTAGCATTTGTAATATCCTTTAAATTTCGGCTTGTGATGACATGGCCAGTTAGATTACTTGTGAATATAGCCACACTTTGAATTATATCTAAGCTCACACCCTCGCTAACCATGATTTTTACTCGCGCGTTATTTTACATAAAATATATACC